GTATCTACAGGTGTAGTAGTTGTAGTATCTACAGGTGTAACTTGTTCTTGTTGTGCTTTAGCTTTTGCACCTGCTAGTGTATCAACACGAGTTTGTGCAGGTGTTACTGTTGTTGTGTCTGCTGTAGTGTCTCTAGGATCAGCCATACCTTTAACAGGTTGTTGACTAACTCCTGTGCCATCTGAAGTAACTGATGGACCATAACCTGTAATGTTACCTTGACGATCATATATAGGAACCATATCAGCACTCTGATAGATTTTTGGGGCATCTCGGTCTTTTGCAATTGTTTCTGTAGGTGTACCTGCTGGCCCTAAACTAGCTTGATAGGTAGCACTTCGAGGATCGCCTGTTCCCATTTGCGGTGTTGTACTTGCAGGTGTAGTAGCTGCAGATTGTGTTTGATTAGAGGCAGAAACTAAACTACCATCGTTATTTCTTAACCTACCTTCTTGATCAAAGTATTGTGAATAGTCAACATCACCACCATTAGCAAAGTTTTGTACCATACCACCATTAACCATCTGAAGGGCTTTCTGTTGATACATACCCATCTGTTGCATCTTGTCAGGATTTTGATTTAAATATTCATTAAACCCCTGCATATCTCCTTGATACCCTAGAGTACCAGCAATACGTTGCATAGCTTCAGGTTTAAATCCTTTGAATTGTTTCATTATCTAGTTCCTATCCATACTAAGCCAAACAAACCACCAGTACAAACTATAAATAAAATTATACCTGCACTCCATTCTATTATAGATTGTTTAATTTCCATTTGTTTGTGCTCATGTTCTTTTTTTTGTTTTCTTATTTCTGCTTCTATTTTTAATAATTCATCCCAATGTGAAGGACCGTACATAACACAGATGTAATCTTTTAGTTCCTTACGCATAGCCTCAGCTTTTTTCTTAGCTGCAAATATTTCCATTGCTTCTGCTTGAACGCCACCACCAAGAGTTTTATACCAAGGTGGTTTTTGAATTTGTCTATCGGCAAAGTCTAAATCAGATATACATCCAGCCCATTTAGTGAGTTGTGTTCCCATATCTTGTAAGTCTTTGCCTACTTGTATCCCTTTTTTAAGAGCATTGAAAGCGGCAGTAGCACCTGCAATAGCGGTAATTGGATCTATCATACATAGTGCCTCTTATAGTATTAATCTTTAGCTGCCATTTTTTCTACAGAAGTACGAATAGCTTTTATGTTTTCATCTATTCTAGCCATAGATACAGCCTGTCCATGTACAGCATCTTCCATACGACCTAATCTTTGTTGTACCTCTACAATCTTAGAAGCATTAACTTCTATATCAGAGGACATTGTACTTACAGTCCAAACAATAGCGGCACCTTGCAAAAATAATCCAAAGATTAATGTCAATGGTACAGACTTACTCAAGTGCCAGTTATCGTTAGCCACAGTTAGCCCCCATTAAGTGTGTCTAAATCGTTCCATACTTTAGTGGCATGGGCCGATGCATCAAAGGTAACATCATTACCATCGCTGTCTTGATCTTTCCAATCATTAGCATTAGCAGAGTTTGTTAGGTATGTCTGTAAGTCAGACTTGCTACTAATCTCAGCAATAGCACCTGATATGTCTGCACCGTCATCAGCTATACCTATCATAATCCAATCTTGAGGACTAGCCGTACCAGCATCAGCTACAGGGTACATACCACCTGTGCCTTGAGGTACACCAAACTTTAACCATGTAGGTATTGTACCATCTGCTTCTAGTCTATACTTTACTACTTTATACGCCATTACTTTTATCCTCTATCTGTGGTGTGTTTGTTAAAGATGTTTCGTCGTATATAATAAAGCCACGACTTTCTGCAAAATCACTTGGGCAGTGCGCCCATTTATCTGCACAACCTTCAAGCCACTGTACTGTGTGATGATGCTCTGGAGCTTTGCCTTGTTTAACTAATTCATTTTCCCAGTTAAGATAAGAGAATACTTCTGCTTGAGCTTGGGCTGCATTAATACCTAAGTCAAACAAATAAATCATGTTACCTTCATCAATCACACCTTGTCGTGGCCTTGCACTATTTAATGCTTGTTTCATACAAGTCATTATGTGGTATTTAATTTCTTCTAGCTCATAGTCTTCTTCTGTGAGTTCTTCTTTACCTATTTTTTTCATTAAGTTATCATACTGATTAGTAAAAAAGTTTAACTTACGTACTGCACCTTCAACGTAGCCACGAGATGATGCAGCGTTAGCCTCTTTCTCGTTAATCTTTATTTCAAGCATCTCACGCTCAAGATCATCAGACTCATTCTCTAGCTTACGCTCTAGCTTCTTTAGCTTAACTTCTTCCTTCTTCATACGGAAATAGCCTTCTTGCAAAGCAGACTTGGTTTTTTCAATTTCAGCAAGCGTATGCTTTACAGAGCGAATAGGCGTAATTGCTGTAACGTCTAGTGTTACGCTCATCATTTGTGAGTGAGACTTATAAAAGTTGCTAGATGCCTGTGCAATTGCAGGGGCTTTATCCGAAATGTTAGCCAGCATAGACTTATACTCAGGCTTTGCAGATGGAAGCTGAATGTTAAGATCTACCGTAGTTAATTCTGTGTTAGACAATGAGTAACTCCTTCTTATTGTTCTTGTGAGTTATATCATATTTTGTTAAATGTTGCAAGTACTTATGCAGCTATACCACCGTGGGAGTTGGAAACTGCTCCATTTGCACCGCTACCACTACTTAAATCACCAAAGTCTGTAGCATCCCCAGTTGATGCTATTGTAAAAAAATCAAGAGTATTATTATTATTGCCAACACTTGAAACTGCTCTAGTAGAACTGGCAACAGACATACAATGTAAAGAATTTGAGTTACTTAAATTACCAAAGTCCGTAGCATTTCCAGTTGATGCTATGGTAATATAATCAACAATATTATTATCTCCCGCACTTTCACCGCCAAAAAACATTCCTCTAGTGGTATTACTAGCACCGCCTCGAGATGGTCTACCTACAGTTAAGTTACCAAAGTCTGTTGCATTTCCAGTTGATGCTGTAGTTATGTAGTCTATAACATCACTTGTACTATTACCTCCCCCAAACACTCCCCTAGTGCTTGATTGACATCCCCCTAATTGATACCTAGTAACTGATTGATCACCAAAGTCAGTAGCATTTCCTGCTGAAGCTATGGTAAAATATTCCATTCTATTATCAGAAGTTCCACCTATTCTACCTGTAAAAACCGCCCTTGTTGAGTTTGATACACCTGCACTTGTATAAGATGTAGCACCTAAATCACCAAAGTCTGTAGCATTTCCTACAGTAGCAAAAACAATAAAATCAACAGTATTTACAAAAGAACTACCAGAATTTTCGCCACCTGCAAACAAACCTCTAATACTGTTAGAAGCACCTGCATCATCATAACGTGATAAAGTTAAGTCTCCCCAATCAGTAGTGTTACCTGCAGAAGCAATTAATAATTGATCTAATACATTAGTTGCTGCTGCATACCCTGCATGAAAAATACCTGTAGCAGCTAAATTAGCCGCATTAGGCCAATTACCACCTCTAACATAATCATACTGATCTTGTAAGTTCCACACACCAGAAGCTGCACTACTTACAAGTTTACCATCAGGTTCTACTTTTGTTGCGGAGATTATGTTGCCTGTCATTTGTTTGTACGACATTATGCTAGTCCTCCGTGGCAATCTGAAAGAGCAGCACCCTTCTCCGAATTTCCAATTAAGTCTCCAAAATCTTGAGCATTTCCTGTTGATGCTATTGTAATATAATCTATAATAGCAATATCACCAGAAGCTCCATCACCACCTGCAAAGATACCTCTAGTACTATTGGCACAATTCCCAAGGAATATACCTCTGCGACCAACCGACAAATCACCAAAGTCTTGAGCGTTTCCTGCTGATGCTATTGTTACATAGTCCATTACATTGGTATCTCCATTACCCCCACCCCTAACGGCACGAATAGAATTAGAGACAGATTGAACCTGTTGTTTAGCCGCAGTTAAATCACCAAAATCAGATGCATTTCCTGCTGAAGCTATAGTTATATATTGAATAACATTTGTGTCGTTTGGAGAAGTTTCACCTCCAAGTATAAGACCTCTTGTTGTGCTACCACAGCCACTAGAGCTTCCCACTATAACTACTGTAGCATCACCAAAATCAGTAGCATTTCCTGTTGAAGCAATAGTTACATAATCTATAACATTAGTTTCCTGAGTATCACCGCAAAACACAGCACGGGTAGCACTTGATAAAGAAGCAGGACTATTTGCAGAAACCGTTCTATCCCCAAAATCAACAAGATCACCTTTTGAGTTTGGTGTAATAAATGAAATAGAATTAGCATCTGGGGTTGTTTTGGCTATAATACCTCTAGTTGACGAACCTGAACCCGAAGAGTTATTAATTGTTGCAGAAAGAGTTCCGAAATTAGTCTCGTCTCCCAAGGACGAAATATTAATAAATCCTCTTGCTACACTGTGGCCTCCAGTTCCACCCATAAATATACCAAGGTCTCCACCAGGAATAAACCCAGCCCAGCTTTGATTACCTATTGCTTGATAGTGTGTTGAGATGCTCCATACGCCATTATGGTTGGGCATTATGAAAGTCCTCCGTGGGCATTAGATACACCAGTAGTGGCATTAGCAGGAGTAACTAAGTCACCAAAGTCCGTGGAATTACCTGCACTTGCTATGGTAATATAATCTATTACATTACTATGTGTGCCAGCGCCTTCATCATTACCTCCTGCATGTACACCTCTTGTTGAACTAGAAACGCCAGTAACATATCTTCTGTCTACAGTAAGATCACCAAAGTCAGTAGCATTTCCTGTACTTGCTATGGTAATGTATTCAACAGTTTGTCCTGAAGTTGGGCCGCCAGTAAAAACACCTCTAGTAGCACTTGATAAACCACAGCCTTGATTAGTAATTCTGCTTAAATCGCCAAAGTCAGAAGCATTACCTGTACTTGCTATTGTAATATAGTCCATTGTATTAACTGAGTCGCTTGCACTTTGTGAATAACCACCTGCAAATACTGCTCTAGTAGATGAAGCTACCGCACTAGGATCACGAGCGACAGTTAAATTACCAAAGTCAGTAGAGTCACCTGTACTTGCTATAGTAATATATTCTATTACATCTACTCTAGCCATTATGTAATCCCCAAACTAAATACACCTCGTGTGCTACTACTTGCACCTCCATTAGAATTAGGATTGTGGGCAGTAGATGCATCACCAAAATCTGTAGCATTACCAGTTGAAGCAATAGTAATATAATCTATTACATTAGATTTTCCACCTGAAGTATTCCCACCTGAATAAACACCACGAGTGCTACTAGCCATACCTCCCCTAGATGTACTAGTAATAGTCATATCACCAAAGTCTGTAGAGTTACCTGTTGAACCAATAGTTATATATTGCAATACATTTGTACGCACGTCTGATGCACTAAATCCTCCACCTATAACACCTCTAGCAGCAGCAGGTGTAATACTATCAGTTGCATCACTAGCAGCAGATGTGCCATAAACATTAACTGCATAAGCTCTAAATGTAACAGCAGTACCTAAAGTAAGACTACTTACACTAATGGGAGAAGAACTACCTGTAGCACCTACACCATTACTAGCTGTAGCAACAAAACCTGTAATAGCAGATGTGCCTGTATTTGTAGGAGCAGTAAAACTAATACTAGCTACACCATCTGAACCACCACTAACAGTAACACCTGTAGGTGGATCAGGTGCATCTAATCCATCAGTACCAATAAAGCCACCGTTACGTCTTGCCATTGTTATGCATCATCCATAAGTTCAAAGCTACACAAGTATGTTAAGTCACTAGCTGCAGAAGCGGTAACTGCAAGTAAGTCTGTTTCATCTAAGTAAAATCCATTGTCTTTACCTACAACAACTAGTGTTGCATCAGCAGGTACAGATACTGTTTTAGCTATAGCTACATAGTTAGAACCATTGTCTACACTTACTTCTACTGTAACATCAGCAGCATTAGCACCATCAATGTTTGCAATAATTAGTGTGTTTACTTTAGCAACTTTGTCAGCAGCTACATCAATAATATTTGCCCTACTTGTTGTTATTGCACCAGCTACTGTTGTAGGTGTAATGCTCGATACGTTAATTAGATTAATTACGGCCATTTATTTTTTCCTTTATCCGAATACGATTGCCATAGCAATAGCAAAACCTTTAGTAGCTGAACTACCACTAGCATAAGTTTTTATGTCTGATGCTGGAATAGTCTTCATTGTTCCACCATCATTAACTACAAAACCATCTGCATCTGCTACTGTTATTGAACCGCCAACAGAGGTGTTACCATCTAATAAGTTCAATTCTGATGCTGTTGCTGTAACACCGTCAAGAATATTAAGTTCAGCAGCAGTAGATGTTACACCGTCAAGAATGTTTAGTTCTGCAGCAGTAGATGTTACACCATCAAGAATGTTTAATTCGGCAGCGGTAGATGTTACACCGTCAAGAATGTTTAGTTCTGCACCAGTAGCAGTAACTGCAGTACCACCATAGTTTAAATTACCTGCACCTATTACAATCTCGCCTGTACCTTTAGGCGTAAGTGCAATGCCTATATTAGTATCACCACCTGTAGCTGCAAGTATAGGATTACTACCACTAGCATTATTAGTTATCTCTAATTGATTTACGGCAGAGCTTGTTGTTTGAAATACTACAAGTTCATTACCATTAGCATCAGCTAGAAATCCACCATCAGCTATTTTAGGTGCAGTAAGTGTTTTATTAGTTAGTGTATCTGTAGAAGCTGTTGAAACTAAATTAACATTACCGCCTGTGCTTGGGAGTGTTAAAGTGTTTGAAGCCGCTTCAGAGTGTGGTGCTCCTTGAAGTATTTGTGCATGGGCATTACTAGACTCACAATAAAATTTAATTTGTGATTGTGCACCTGCATTCTTTAAATCAATTAATCCTGACTCTATTCCTACATTACCATCAATAACTACTTGACCAGAGCCTTTAGGTAATAATTTTAAATCAATATTAGTATCACCACCAGTAGAAGCAATCTGTACACCACTACCACTAGCGGCATTTGTAACTTCTATTTGATTGACTGCAGAGCTAGTAGTTTGAAAAACTATCTGTTCATTACCATTTTCATCACCAATAAAATGTGCATCGTCAATAAGTATGTTATTAGAATTTGTATCTAAGTTACCACCTAGTTGTGGAGATGTATCTTCTACTACATTAGATAAAGCAGAAGATGTAGCAAGTCCTGAAACTATATTTGACCTTGTTATTTTTTTAAGGCCACCACCAGAAGTATCAACAGCAAGAAATACATCATCGTTGGCTACCGTACTAATTTCTGATAAATCTCCTATAGTAGTATTACTTACATCAAGAATATTTAACTCTGCTGCAGTAGCTGTTACACCATCTAAAATGTTTAATTCAGCAGCAGTACTAGTTACGCCATCCATAATATTAAGTTCAGCAGCAGTTGCTGAAATAGCTGTACCATTAAAATTAATAGCATCTAAGTATGCTGTACCATCTATGTATATATCTTTAAATTCTAATGAACTAGAACCTAAATCTACGTCATTATCTGTTGTAGGAAGTATAGAGCCATTGTTAAATGTAATCTGTGTTTCACCGCCAGTAGTAATTGTAATTACATCTGAACCACTAAATGCTATACTTGTGTTTGTATCACTATCACCAGATATGCTATCTAATTGTATGTCACCAGCATTAGTAAAGTTTGAGTCACTAAGGTCAAACGTTCCTGTAACATCTAAGTTACCACCTATAGATAGATTACCAGATATATCTACTGCACCATTTATATCAACAGTAGTAGCAGCAATTTGTATTTCTGTATCAGCTACAAGATCAAGTTGACCATCGGCACTAGAATTAATATATATAGCGGTATCACGAAACTGTATTTTTTCTGAAGTTGCAATAAGAATGTCATCAGAAAATTCAAAGTAATCTTCATCTTCCATCCATTTTAAAACACCGTCATTTGTTTCACCATCAAAGGTTATAACAATATCTGTACCTGAAGTACCTGCACCAAACGTTAAAGCATGACCAGCCATTGTACTAATGGGGCCACCTTCACCTGTAGTACCGTCATGTGTGTGTCCTGTACTTGCTGCAAATGCAGCTAATAGCTGATCAAATTCATCATTAGTGTGTGCTGCAGTAATGGTATCTCCATCTGCGTAAGTTGATTGTCTTGTGTATGTAGCACCCATTTAACGTCTAGCTCCTAATTGATATTCTAGTTGAAACCCTTTTAAGGAGTATGGGTTACTTTCTCCATCATCTTCAACTTTAAGTATTACAGAAAAACCTGATCCTTCAACAGCTTTTCTATCTAAAGGATCTTGACCGCCACCATATATAAATTGTGTTGTACTAGAGGTTGTACTATAAACTGCTGTTCCATATGCTGCAGATAAATTTACTGTAGAAAAAGGATAGACTGCTGGCCTAGCTGAGTTTTTATCTTCATTATCATAACGTACAATTAAATCAGCGTCAACACTTCCTTCAGGTCTATAGTTAATAATAACCTTTTGCATATGTTTACGTATGCCAGAATCGCCAAACACCATGTCTGGCCCTCTGTATTTACCTTTTATAGTTGTTCCATCAAAGGTACTTCCTATTTCTTGTCGTTGTACAAATCCATTAATGTCTCCATGTAAAACAATAACATCACCTGTTTCTACAAAAGTATCTGTACATGTAGTTTTAAAACCTTTAAGTTCTGAAAACTCAAAACCTTCTTTTTTTAAAACACAAGTAGCTCCTTTAGAAAGTTCAGCAGATTGACCTGTTCTATTAAAAAATATTCTATATTGAGTTTTGTCTGGAATAACTACACTATCAAAATCTACTGAGTTACTAATATTTTCATCAAAAATAGATTGTATATTTTTACTAATTGTTCCTAGCTCTGTATCGCCAATACGTTCTGTAGCAGCAATAGTACGTAATCCATCAGGACCAAGAAATATTAAATCACCTGCAAATTCTTGTACAGTAAAACTATTAATACACCCAATACTTCTAGTAACAGGTTCTACAACAAAATCAGAACTAGAAGAACCTGTCAATTTAAATATTCTATTTTCACAAAAAATAAATAAACTATTACGAAAAACTTTTAATGCAACAACAGTATCATCTACCTTAACGCTACCTGCACCATTACCTGTATTAAATCCATCTTCATTAAGAGGTTCACTAAATATTACTTCTTGTGGTGTAGTAGATTTACCCGCATAAAACATATGGTTTCTATACGCAGCTACTACAGTTGAACCTGCTACACTACTATCTGTAACATCTGTAGCAGACAAAGAAGTGTTAAAAACTACAGGTGCATTAACTTGATCTACTAAAATAATTTTTTCATTGCCATCAAAATTAAATCTTTCAAACTGATATTTATTAGCATTAGTTCTATCTGTATCTATTTGTGTCCATTCTTGTGATACTGACGAATCAGTAGTGTGTGCTGCAGCAGTAGTGCTTGAAACTGCCCTAGTTACACCTGTAAAAGAATTTGCTGTAACTCCTGTGTAGGTAAACTTTTCATCACCTATTTGAATAGTACCACTGGCAGAAAAACCTGTAGTAGAATCTACAGTTAAAGCACCTGCACCAGACATACTAGTACTTGATTCAACACGAATAGATAATTGTGTAGAGGCAGAATAGTATATTCTTTCACCTCTAGCTGCTAATACTTTATTATCAAAAGAAGCAACCATTAAAGGTTCTTCAGAAGTAGTATTGGTAATAGGTATTACTTGATTAACATATTTAGTATAGCCATTTATTCGTCTATAACCACCTTGAATATCAGGCTCAAAGTTCTCTAATTGTAATGCCTGTCCTGGGTCCATTAAGAAACTAGAACGGTTAAGAACTAATCCACCTTGACAGTTAAATGCAACAGGTTGTAATTGAGCATTATCAGGCATTAAGAAATAGTTCCCATCAAAGTATTACCATAGCCTGTTGATCTTTCAATATAAGTAGATCTAACATATTCATATTTATTAATAAGAAGACTTTGCATATTTTTAATTCCTTGTTGGAATCTATCAAACGTTATTTGATATTGCTGTCCTTCTCCACGATATTGATATACAAAAGCAGAAGCACCATCTACAATTACAGGAGCAAATCTTTCAGGTATAGTAGTAGTATCTCCATGTGCATCTAAGTCACTAGGAAATGTAAAATAATCAAATGTTAATGTGTATTGTTTATCAGGCAAAGGATATAATAAATAATTATTGTCAGGTGAACGTACTATAAACTGTGGTATCCCACCATTTTCAAACTGTGTTACAGTTACTCCACTACTATGTGTAGCTGCAGTAGTACTATTAGCACCACGAGTGCACCCTGTAATATCATTACCTAATATACCTGTATAGGTAACTTGTTCACCGCCAATGTGTACAGTACCAGATGTATCAAGTCCTGTAGTAGACGTTAATGTTAAGGTTGCTACAGAACTAGAATGAGAACCATTAAGTGTTGTAGATACAACTTCATCTTCTTGTGTCGCATATTCTTTTTGAATGTACTCATTATAATTTAATGTTTTTAAATTGTTACCAGATGCGTTTACATCTGTATCTTTTTTAATTCTAGCTGTACTATAATCTACAGACTTTGTACTTGTAGGTAAAGAGTATCGTGCTACACCAGCAGTAAGCGTAGAACTATTAGTAGCATGATTAAAAGAATAACCAAACTCTCTTTGATTAATATATCGAATAGCTTCGTTAACAGCATTTTTACATTGCACTTGTACTCCCCTAGCATTTGCAAAATCGCTAGAGGTAAGAGATACTTCATTCATTCTTGTTATAACATCATTAGTTAATGATAAAAATGTAAGTGCCATTAGGTTTCCTTTAGATAAGCTAAAGGGGCCAGTGCAATACCAGCCCCTAAAGTTATTTTAAATTAAGTCACGTTGAGCAACTGCAGCTTCTGTCATTGCGGCAGAAACGTCAACCACTACACAATAGACACGTAAGCGTCCAGTTGCAGGATCAGCACCAGCAATTGTTACATCAATGGTATCTGCAGCACCAACAAGAGCTAGAGCTTCTGCAGCATATGTAGAAGCCGCACCTGTATTAACAAGGTTAGCTTCACCATTAGAACCTTTTGCAAGGTATGTACCTGCAGCAGCATCAAGTGCCGCACCATCAATGATGTCATCACCACCACCAAAGTCAATATTACAAGTACAACTTGCAGTAAAAGACTTCATAATTTCAGCACCAGCAGCAATCACAAAGGATTCAGCAGGTACTTCTAGTAGTTGAAAGATGTCACCATTAGCAAGCGTAGCTCCTGCAGTAATCATAGCATCAATATCTAAGATTGCTTCAAGAGTGCGTACTGTGTTACCTACATTAGTGTGAACAGGAAGAACGTCTGCGCCAACACCAGCAGTAGATGCGAGAGTCATATCAAAAGTAGCCATAAGTTATATCCTCCCTTATGCTGCGTTATAACGAGCAGTAACGATAGCTTCTGGACGAAGTATCTTTCTGCCGTATAGATGCATACCACGAACAATGTCAGCAAAGCTGTCTTGATCACGATATGTTTCTGTCTTATTGATTTGCTCCGCAGTTGCAACAGCAGAATCATGTCCAGCAACAATAACACCAAGGTTTGTTAATTGATTAGCTGTGCCTGATGTTCCAGGTCCAGTGCCAAGGGCAGGTAGATTGGAAGATGTATAGACACGGAAACCGTGGAAGTTATTAATAGTTAGACCATTACGTAGTCCACCTGACTCACCAAAATCAGCGTTCATAAAACGTGAATCTTCATCGGCAAGAATTTCCATAAACACTGGATCAACTACAAGCCAACGATTTTGTGAATCAACTTGCTGTTGGTCAAGCAAACGTTTCATGCGTGAAACAATCATCGCAGGGGAAACAGTTGCTGTAGGTAGTGATGTAGCTCCAGGCATACGAGCAGTTACTGGAATCGAATGAGTACCAGCAGATGTTGTCGTAATGTTACCGAAGTCACCTTTATGAAGCTGCATTGAAGAAAGCAGTTCGTTTGAACCTGCAGTAGATACAGCTTTAGTACCATTAACAGTTGTGTTAAGGGCACTTGCTTTACTATGCAGAGAACTTTGTGCATAACCAGACATATATCCAAGAACTTCTTGGTCATACTGGTCAGACAAACGATACGCCGCACGATTGCTTGCAAGATCCATAAAATTAACATGGCTATGCGCCTCTTCAATATCGTCCATTTTAAAGGCATAGTAATTGGCCTTGTCAATAACTAATGAAAAGTCTTCATCTTGCAAATCTTGTGCTGTAACATTTGTGCCACGCGCATATTCTGAGACTGAAATCTCAGGTTCTTTAATGATCTTAACGGTATCGCCTTGACCAGTGATCTCTCCGAAATAATCAGAGTTCGTAATATCTCCTACTACAGTAGACTTGCGAAAGGCAAGTTGTACCTGCTTGGAGTAGATTACAGGACTAAAATTACCATTGGGTAAATTCCCATAACCTGTTGCGGTTGTAAAAGCCATTATATCCTCCTATAAAGTTTAGGCTTGCTTATAAGCTAAACATTATCACATAGAGGCTGTACGTTTTCTAGGGTGCATATTGTTATTAGTTGGCCTACCAATAACGTTATGGGCCTATACTTGAACAGGTAAGTCTTACGTATTGTTTAGTTTTGTATTTGGTAGTTTATTATTAGGTAGACCCAATGGGTGGCTAATAATGATTATACCTATAGTTATACTGTATTAATTTTATTTGTCAACAGTATTTTATCGTGCAGAACCAGACATATCATAAATAAATTTTCCAGTTCTTATTGCTTCCATAATCGCATCGGAAGCTTTTTCGTATTGTTTAGTTGACATACTTGCAACTTGCGATTCACTAAATGTACCATCTTTGCTACCTGTATCAGGTGCATTACGACCAGTACGATTAACAGAACGTGCAGCATCTTTATTGCTTGCAGGTTTCTTTGTGCTAATATTCATGTCTGCTTTGTACAAATCAATTGCACGACTTGCAGAACGAGCATCTGTATCATTTTCGTATAGAGCATCTTGAACCCACTTAGGTTGTTCTTCTGCCCAATTATGAAAGTCATCACTATTTCGTATTTCGCCAAAGTCAGGATGAACTTTTAATAGTTCTACTTCTGCTTTCTCACGAGATGCTGTAGCTCGCATTTCATCAATTTCTTTTACACGGCTCTCTAAACCTTCTGACTGCTCACGAGCTTTTTTAATTGCAATTGTTTCTACAATAGCTGCTACGTCAGGGTATTGTGCTGCCCATGCATCAATGTCTTCATCAGACTTAGGTAGCTTAATCTCTTTACGTGTAACGTCTTTTAACTGTGCTTCTAGTTGACTAAACTTATCTTCCCAAGACTTTTCTTTATCTTGCATGTGTCGCCTGAGATCACCGTAACGTTTCTTAAAACTTTTCTCTTCTGCATTAGTAGGTTCAGCTTCTTGTGCTTGAGCCTCTGGTGCATCTTCTTTATCTGCAAGTAGTTGCTTTAGCTCTTCCTCATCTTTATCAATGCGATTTGAGTTAGCACTCTTCCTATCTACAAATGCAACCTTTTTGGGAGTGGTTACTTCTCCTGCCATAGTAGTAGTATTCATTATAGTTCTTTCTTTCTGGGGCCACCGTAGCCTAGTGTTGGTAGGGGGATGAGTAGCCAGCGTATGAGGTGTTTATTTTTTCTTTCTTCGTCCAGCCAAGCCACCTCGACTTAAACCAGATATTCCCATTGCAGTATCTAATGCAGCACCACCTGTTTTTTCAGTTGGTGATAAATTATCTGTTTTTAATGCTACAGCTTTTGTTTTTTCTTCTGTAGATTGACCTTGAAGATTACCTACATTTGATAAATTAGGACGATCCCTGTCACTAAAGGCAGTTTTATTGTTATCACCTGCACTACTTGATGTAGGCACAGTAGGTGGTAGTGGATCGTCAGAATCGGGTTTATCAACTTTAGGTGTAAATGGCTCAGTACTTCCATCATCACGTATTTTTTCATTTACTTCTAGTGGGCCTTCAAATCCTAATCCTTGTTTTAATGTATCGAAATAACTTTCCGCTTGTTCATTTAATTCATTTTTTAATACTGTTTTGCCTTTCATAGATGTCGCTTTACTAGAAGAATACCTAATATCCTCTACCAATTTATCATACGTATTATTAAATTGTCCAATAGTATCTTCAAGTACTGTTTTATAATTTTGATTATTATACGATGCAGTTGTTTTATCTTTTCCTATCCTAGTTTCTTTAGCGGGATTTAGATCATCACCTACTCTAGCCCCAACCATATCTCCAAAGACTTCTTTAGTTATACCGTAATCTGGAGATACTCCTGATGAAGATGGTGAAGTAAAGCCTTTAGCTTCTGGACCTACATCGGATGTAATATCTGGTGTATCTGCACCAGAGTATTCAGAAGGTTGATCTAAACCTAACTCTCTATTAGAAGCAGCAATTACATTTTCTATATTTTCTATTTCATCGAATTGTGGGCCTTCTGTATCGCCTCTTTGATCTATAACAGCTTGCATTGCTTCGTATTCAGAAGGTTGATCTAAACCTAACTCTCTATTAGCAGCAGCAATTGCATTTTCTATATTTTCTATTTCATCTGATTGTGGGCCATCTGTATCGCCTCTTTGATCTATAACAGCTTGCATTGCTTCTAGGTCTTTTTCATCTATGTATTTAGAAGGCTGGTCTAAACCTGACTCTCTATTAGCAGCAGCAATTTTATTTTTATTTTTTTCTAGGCTTGAGCTTGCATTACCTGAAACTTTTGTAGCTGTAGCTTTTTGTTTTTGATTAAATCCAAGAGCTTTAGAAATAGCATCTAAACCTTTTTCAAGTATATTTTTATCGGCACCTTCATTAATAGTTTTACTTATAGCATTAAGTTTATCAACCTGTCCTGGGGTAGCTGTTTTCTTTGCTGCAGCTAATGCTTTTGCAAATCCAGCATCTCTACCTTTAGCATTCATTTTATTACCAAGATACACAAAAGCAGCTAAGGGTCCACCAAACGCAGCAGCTACACCTGTAGCAATTGTAGGCCCATACCCAACAGTTTTTTCTGCTTCTTTAATCCATAAGTCAACTTTAGAAGCATCTGGTGGATTACCAAAATCCATATCCCAACCACCAGCTTCTTGAAATTCTGATTGTTTTACTGGGGGTCGATCATCGTCATCCCCACCTGTAGGTATAGCTTTTTCTGTTTCTGTTTCTTCTTTTACAGGTGTAGAACCTTTTAGTACATAACCTGCTGGAATAGGTATAACTGGCTCACCATTAAAGAAAGGTATACGTCTATCTGGTGAACCTTCTTTTACATATATACGAACATCTTGATTGCTAAAATCAAAGTCAGGCATACTTATACCACCACTTGCAAATGCTAAACCACCTTCTGCTTTCTTCTGCGGTTTATCATCTTCATCTGGCCCACTAATAACAACTAAATCAGCCATACCAAATGGCATATCATCAGGTATTGTAGCTTCATCACTATTACCCATTTGCCCCATAGCTTCCATTTGCTTGAGGCCCATCTTAGCAGCTTGACGCATTTCCATAAGTTTTTCAAGGCCAAGGAACCTAACTACATCAGCAGGAAATACAAACTCACCTTCACTTATCTGTGCAGGAATATCATCTCTAACTTCTTTACGAGTACTACCAATAGGAACTTCATTACCTGATTCTTCATCTACCATACCGCCTTCATCACGTAAGCCGCCTTCTTCAAACATATCCATTTGACGTTGCATGTTATCCATTTTTTAGTACCTCATCTCGTAGTAACTGTAACCTACGTAACTGATATATTGCACCTTGTGCTCTATGTATTGTCATAGTATTGTCTGCTTGTTCCATAGAACGATGCTGCTGTTCTATAATAGTATTTAAATAACTACTGAACTGGTCCCACTGCTGGTGGTTGCTGACCAGCCCCTTGAGCTTGTTGAGGTGCTCCTTGTCCTTCATTACCACTAAATCCTTGTTCTTGTGGTACTGGAACTTGTCCTGTACCTATAGTGCCGCCACCTGCGCCTGTAGGGTCTGCTGGGTTTGCACCTGCTGGTGGTTGTCCTTCAGGTGCGGGTTGTTGGAAACCTTTCATAAGTTCTGCCTGTAAAGCAGCCTCATCCATATTGTTAGTTACTTTATCTGGGTCAAGATCAAGAGACTTTGCAATCTCACGAATAACATATTGAAACTTAGCAAATGGTGCAAGTGCAGGGCTAGATGCAATTTGCATAAACTGCATTAATCTTTGACTACGTACTTCATTAGCCATTAGACTTTCTGTACCACGAGCCTTAACTTCTAAGTCACCTTTAATGTTTGGATCAAAGTCAAACTGCATATTAAATCTAAACAAACCTTCACCTAGTGGTCTAAGTAAATAATCATCTACATTTTTAATAACGCTTTTTATACTACCTTGTGCGGCACCCATAAGCATACTAATACCAGAAGCAGTACGGCCCACCCCAGATACGCCCGTTTGACCATGTGCGAAAGATGGAAATCCAGTTGACTCATCTGCTAATACCCTTGCCTTATCAAATAACTGTAAGTTTTCTTGTGACACATTAGGAAACTTAGTACCAAAGATAGCTTGTCCAGGTGCTCCACCTTGCCTACGGAATACCTTGCCTGGGTATACTGATAAGTCTTGGCCTGGAACTAAGTTAGTTTCATCTACCTCAATAAGAAGATTACCAGATAATACAGCATTGTCAACAGCCATTCTCATAAAACCATTCATAAGAGTTTGTGTGTCATCCATATTCTCTGCAATACCTACTCCAAAGAATGAGTAAGGGTTTAATTCGTATGGTGCAGCCATGTAAGGTATAGTAGCAGGTTTAAACGGATTAAGAACCATACGTAATAATTTACCATTACATATCCATATGTTTGCTTGTAGTTCGTCTACATTAGATAATTCTTTAGGAATGTCTACACCTTGTTCTATTAACATTTCTGTATCGCACATGCCCCAATACTCTAGGACTTCATAACGATTTACACCATAGTCAGGCACATAGTCAGCTAGGTCATCTTCCCAATATTCTTTATTATAGTTTTCACCTAACTGTACAGCTTCTTCAATTACAGTAGGACGAAAGTATGGTCTACGTTTTAATCCACGTAACTGTGTACGTGACATCTTGTGTCTTTCAATAACAAACTGAGCTTCATCCATATTAGTTGCATCTGGATCAGGATAAAAATTCCACACAGATACATGGGATACTTGTGGTATAGTTTTTATAACAGGATTATACTCACCATCTTCTCCCCAATTAGGATACTCTTTATCTACAGCAAACGGACCTTTCATTACACCAGTACCAAATAACGCCATCTCAAAAGCTGTACTGCGTAAATGCTTACTTGCACTAGATTCTTCTAGTTGATCGTGTATTTTCTTTTGCATTGTTTTAGCAGCTACCATAGCAGGGCTAAATGTAATTGCAGTAGGTGTCTTACCTACACCTTGACGTAGGCTATCTACATCACTTAATTTTTCTGATAGTGGGCCAAGGCTATCTGCTAATGTTGCTGCTGTAGCACCTTTAGGTAATTCTTTACCATCACCCTTAAAACCATACGGATTTACTTCTTTATCCATATCAGAGTTCTTTAGTTGCTCTGGTTCTTTAGGATCAAAGTGTACATCTGCAACTACACCATCAGGTAACTCTGTTGGGTCTACTGTTAACGGAAATTTTTGACTAGCAAATAATACATCAACAATCTGCCCATATGCAGCAAGTGTTTTTGTTTTAGTTACTTTAATAAATACTCTTGACTTTTCAGCCTCTGTAAACTGCACATCAGGTCCATACAAACCACGATAGTTTCTATAAGAACGTAACCACCTTTGTTCATCTTGTTGTCTATGATCTTCTGCACGACTATATCTGTCCATAATAAATGGAATAATCTTTGATGTATTTACGTCTTCTACTTCAGAGTTATCACTATCTTCTAAGACAATAGAATCATCTTCAATAAAACCTTCGTTATCTTCTGCCATTTATTTTTCCTTAATAGCCAAACGTTGAGTCTGCAACTTTCATACTTCTTTTAGGTGGACCCATAGGATCGTAGTCAAATATACTAAACCTTGGCCTTGACATGATACCATACCGTAAAGCATCGTACAAGTGATCTTCTGATGTAGTATCTATATCTTCTGGATTTCTTTTATCAATAGGTAGTGCAGGTAGCTGTGCAATTAAATTTGTACAGTTTTCAAAAAATACTAGTCTGGGTTCTTCTGTAAATTCATCTATTTGTAAACGTCTGTGAACTTCATTCTTTCCAGATACCCGCGATCCTTTTGATCTATCTGATGGTCGCCACCTACAACCTCTCATAATCATTTGCTCTGCTAGACTAGGACCAGTATCCCCTCGTTTATGCCACAAACTAGAATCTAGTACACCGTACTTAATGTTACCGTCACCCATCTCTAGCTCTAGTATCATGTCAGCTAAGTCTGTTGCAAGAACTTTACCTACATATAATTCTCTGTACACAATTAATTTTTCATCAGGTGATACAGCAAACCAAATTACACCAGACTTACTTCCATACCCGTAATCGCAAGCTCTAAACTTTACCCAATTATTAGGTATATCAAAAGGTTCAATTACATGTACCTTTCTATCAAACTCAGTGAAAGCTGCACCTTCTTTAATATCCCAATCACCATCTAGTAACTGCCTTCTTTGTTGTTCAGGTAGTGACAAAAGCATTGCTTCATAGTCACCCTGTTCAGCTAAGTAAGGATTATCGGAAAGACGGGCAGGTATAAACCTACGTTTGAATAAAGATTTACCAGCTTTTGCGTGTCCAGCAGGATAGCGTAATACTTCACTTGTTTCAATATCTGTTGCTTCAAAAGCTACTCCATACGCAGCAGGGTCAATAAACATTTTTTTAACCCAATGATGACCCCTACCTCCTGGGTTAGTAGTAGCTCTCATATACACAGGCAAGTCGGGTGCAGTGGACCGTAGACGTGACCTCATATAGTTCCACGCAAAAGGTGTGGGCCATTGAGTTAACTCGTCAAAGCCTATCCAACTAAACGCTAGACCTTGGTAGCGCAGGACATCATCTTCCCTGTCTAGGTAGGACATCCACAACCTCGCACCAGAGGGCGCAGTCCACTGCATCTTACGTTCTGACCATTTAATTCCAGGCCATATCTTAGGGTACATTTCTTGTGACTTAAAGATAAGTTCCCTTAGTTCTTCTGTAGTATGCCGTAGGAGCAATCCTGAGAAGGCTGGATGCCCCATAAAACGTAATGGGTCAGCGAGCATTGCGTAACTCTTACCACCACCTGCACTGCCCCCAAATAGTACCTCACGTTCACCTGCAGCTAGAAAGTCTGTCTGTGGGCCAGCATTAGGTTTAAAGATAACATTATGTTGTTCTTCAACTGATTCAGTGTACGCAATAGTAGGCTCTATACTAGGCTGCGTTTTCTTGCGTGTTTTTGTTTTCTGTTGCGCCAAGCCTTGTGCGTTCGATTTCTTCCGCTTTGGCGATTGCCTTTTTCGCATAGTCTGCCCATTTGCGTAGGCTTCCAGCTTTGTTTTTGCGTCTTCGCTCATTATCCAACCGTTTCTTTAATCCTACGTGAGATATTTCTCTGCCTGTATTTGTAGTCAGCCAGTTAGCTACTTCACGATATGAGTATTGTTTTAAATACTTCTTTGCTTTTTCAAGCATATCAAGTTCTATAGCTATTGGCAAGAGAATAAAACTATCATTAGGATCTAACTCATAGCCATAGGGTACTGTTCTTGATATACGTGGTATAGGAACCCATTCGTTGTTTTCTTTAATGTCGGTTGGTTGAGGGAGTTTCCATTGACCTACGGATTTAGTCATCTTCATCCTGTGCTTGTTTGGCTGGCATTAACATAACACCACCCTTTGCTTCTACCTGCATCTTCTCTGTTTTTACAAGACCTGTACGATCTAGTAGTTCTTTAGCTGCTGCCATCTTGTCACGTATACCTAGCTCTGTAGGATCGTTCAAAGCACTGACCATAGCCATAGCTGCCTTTGGCACATTACGTGCTAAGTAGTTATGTGTTACATCAATTATTTCTTCTTTTAAACTAGTAGTAATTTCACGGTTAGGTGTATTAGGTGAATACCCTGCAAGTTTTTTAGCTTCAGTAATATTACCACCAGCTTCATCCATAAGGACATTAAGAAATTTTTGTTGACGTTCTGTTAATTCTCTAGCCAT